TTCCACAGCCATTGCCTACGTCATACTCACGGCACGTTGTTGGCGGAGAATGGCGCCCAGCCCAAGACCGTCATGGAGCGTCTGGGCCACAAGGACATCAAGACCACCATGGACCGTTATGTGTTTAA